CTACCGGGTCGGCGTGGTCTTCTGCCCGCGCCGCTGCCGCGTGTAGTGCTCGGTCATCGCCACCGTCGTGTGGCCCAGCTGCCGCTGCGCCTCACGGATATCGCCGGCCGAATCGGCCTTGTCGGTTGCCGCCTTCGCGCGCAGGTCACGGAACTGCAGCCCTTCGATGCCGGCCACCGCGCACGCCTTCGCCCAGCGCCTGGACATGGCAGTGACGCTGACCGGCTCGCCGCGCTCGCTGATGATCAGGTAGGTGCTGTGCACGGCCTGGCCGGCCTTCCGCGCGTGCAGGCGCTCCAGCAGCACCGCAAGCTCACCCTCTACGGCGATGCGCAACTTGGCCTTCGTCTTCCCCTGCTTGATGTTGACCACCCCGTCGCGAACGTCCATCTCGGTCAGGCTGAGCACGTCCGCCGGCCGCTGGCCGATCAGGTAGGCCAGCTCCATGGCGTCCTGCACCACCGGGTCGGCCGCGGCGCGGATGGCCTGGTACTGGTCGTCCTCGATGTAGGCGTCGCGGCCGGTCTCCTTGAAGCCCTTGATGCCGGCGCAGGGATTCGGCAGCGCGGTGTAGCCCTTGTCGCGCGCGAAGTTCCAGATGTGCGACAGCAGCGCCTTCTCCCGGTTGGCGCGCACCATGCCGGTGCCGCCGCGCGTGCGCCACGTCAGGTACTGCCGCACCCGCAACGGGGTGATGGCCTCCAGCGGGCAGGGCGGGTCATCGAAGAAGCCCAGCAGCTTGTCCAGCTCGCGCCGGTTGTCCTCCTGGGTGCGCGCAGCCTTGGTGATCATCACCTCGCGGCGGTAGGAGTCGGTCACCATCCGGAAGGTCACTACCGCCACGGCCTGAGCCTTGCGACCGCCCTCGTGCTCTGCCCACTGCTTGATCGCCAGCGCGTAGTCGCTGCCCAGCGGAATCTCGACGCGCGGCTTGCCCCCGCGATCGTAGTAATAGAACACCACCCCCGACTTCTGTTTCCGCTGGCGCAACCGGGGGATCGCCCCGGCGTTCTTCGGTTTCCTGCCCATGCTCATGCCACCTTGTTCGGCTTCCATTCTGCGATCGCTACCGCCTTCGCTACGGACGCATCAGAGGCACCCTCCAGCGTCGACCACAGCACGCGGGGCCGGCCATCCAGCCCCTTGTAGTGCGAGATCCCGTTGAGGATCAAGAACTCCAGCTGCTTCTCCCTGTAGGGCGTGCCGCACAGGTCCCGCAGTTCTTCGCGTGACAGGCACACCGCCGTGGTGGTGGCCTCGTTGCTCTGCCTGGCCATGTTGATTTTCTCCTGTCAGTTCGTAGGCGCGGCAGCCAGCAGCTGCTCGATCGCCTGGTGCGCGGAGTCGCGCAGGCGCTGGTTCTCGGCCGACAGCTCGATGATCCGGTCGGCCGCGGTGGACAGCTGCTCGCGCAGCAGGTCCTTGGCCGGCTGCTTCATGCGGCGCGGTTCGCGGGGGAAGAGCTGGGCGGTCATGCGAACAGCTCCATCTGTGCAAGCATCTGGGTGGGGCGTGGAGCGATTGCATCGCTGGATTCGCATCCATTCACCCCGAGCTGTGCAGCGCGGGCACGTAGCTGTTGGGCATAGCGCTCGTTGTTCCTGATGAACCATGAGAGCTTGGCGGCCCTGAATCTATCCCCGGCGCGTCCACGCGATCGCATGGCATCCAGCTCCTTCCTCAACGCCCGGATGTGATGGATCGTTTGGGAATACGCGCCAGGCAGCCTCCGGCGGTCGTACTCGTCTTCATCGAGGGCGGACACGCTCAGCGTGTTGCAGGCTGTCATCGAGCACCGCCAGTGGCATGCGCCACGATCTTCTCGGCCTCGGCCATGTCGCCGCGGGCCAGCGCCTGCAGGGCGAGCCCGCGCGCCTGCCACGTGCGCACCGTCGCCGGCCGAGCGCGCTCAATGTCGACGCCGGACAGGCTGGCCAGCTCGCGGCCGGTGACGCGGTGGTCCTGGATCGGCTCAGCCATGGGACACCTGCCTCACAGCCCGGCGCCAGCACCAGCGCACGGCGCGCCATGCAGCGGCCAGCAGCCACAGGACGCCCAGGCCGAAGACGACGATCAGCGCGAACACCAGGTATTTCGTCAGCCAGAGGACGGCAAGGTCAGCCATGGGCCTGCTCCATCGGGAAGCCGAACAGGTCAGTCGCCGGCGGCGGCGGTGCCAGCATGTCCGCGCAGTCATGGCTGGCTTCCGCTGCCATCTTCAGTTCCAAGGCCCCAACCATCGGCGCGTGCTGGTGGAGCACCTCCCGGCAGTCCAGGCAGAACACCGTGACGGATCGCTGGTTTCTGCACACGGCCCAGGTCACCCCGCTCACGACCCCACCCCCGGCGCTGCATCGCGCTGGGCGATCAGAGCCAGCTCAGCGTCCACCTGGGCGATCTGCGCATCAACAGCGGCATCCTCGCGATCACCGTTGCCGTAGCTGTTCATCAGCCGGTTCCGCCTATCCAGCAGGTGGTCCTGCCGGGTTCCCTGCACGTCAGGGCCAGCGGCGAAGACCGGCTCGATGGTGCGGCCCATGCGCTCGAAACGAGCGCGCGAGTCTTCCTCCATCGTCCAGTCGGTGGCCACGCCATCGGTCGTGGCGCACAGCCAGCCGCGCAACTGTCCAGGGTCGATGCCCTGCGCGGGCGGGGCGGTGTAAATGTCCCGAATCCGATACGTGCCGGGTCGGCTCAAGTAGTACTCGCGGTCTAAGGGCGGGTTGTCCCACCGGCCGTTGAAACAGGTGTCGTCTGCCGAGCGGCGCATGATCTGGAAACCTACCGGCTCCTGTGCCACCGGCTGGCGGGCGGCGAGGGCGGCTTGCCATGCGGCCAACCAGCAGGCGAGGCGAGCAGCCTTGTTCCGCTGGATTTCGGTTTCTTCATCGCGCGCCAGTTGGACGCCGACAAGGTCAGCATTCTTCTCGGCCCACCACACCTCAAACTGCGCCCGCGCATCCCCCTGCACCTCGCCAACCTGCTGCTTGCCAGTTGCGGCGAGGGCGTCAATCGCCGCCAACATCGGCTCGACGCCATCAGAGTTCGGCTCCAGGCCAAGGCGGAGGCTGATTTGCGTCAGCATCTCCACCGCCTTCAGTAACAAGCGACGGTAATACTCAGATCCGCCCCACTCTCCGGATACCCCCTGCTGCTCGGCCAGCTCTGCGGGCTGCGATGCCGGAATTCCGGTATCGGCCAGCAGCGGCAGCGCCGCACTCACGGCGGTGGCCAGCGTCCGGCGCAGCGTGGTGCCGCTGACCTGCCGGAACCCGCCTTCCTCCAGGTCGCAGGCGATGGCGTTGACGAACTTCTCGGTGCGTTCGGTGTTCATGCGGTCACTCCCAGTGCGGCAAGGTCCAGTTCGTCGACGCGATCGCGCAGCCGGTGGCACGCCTCGCGCAGGGCGAGGGCTACGGCGGGGCGCTGGTCGTGCGGGTAGAAGTGCAGGGATTGGATGTGCACCGCGCCGGTCAGGTCACGGCGGAAGAGGCGGTAGCAGACGATCCCGGTGTCGCCCATCGGGAAGCGGCCCCAGGAGAAGCCGCCGTTACGCTGCGGCGCGCGGCGGGTGAGCTGGCGGCTCATGGCCGATACCCCTTCCTCATCATCGCTTTCGCGATGTCGGCTGCTGTGTCCGCGTAATCTGCAGGGGTCGAGTCGGCTTTCCCCCCCGACTTCCAGATTTTCGCACCCGCAAGCAAACCAGTCATGGCCGCGCACATGAAGCGGTCGAACCGGGCCGCATTGCGCTGGGCCTGATGCTCCGCGCGGGCCTGTTTTGCCGCCCTCCGCTTGCCGGCGGCGTAGCCTTTCCCGTAGCCGCGCTTCTCGGCGAGGCTTTCCAATTCGCTGCTCATGCCTTCTCTCCCTTCGCGGCCTTGCGCCGATCAGCGCCACCCTCGACGACCTGCCAGCGGCTGATGCCGGTCTTGTCGATCGGCGTGGTGCCGAGGATCTCGATTCGGCCGCCAGCCTTGCGGAAGCGCTCCAGGTCGGCGGCGATCGCGCGCGACTCGGTTTCCTTCTGCTGCCGGGTCGGCGTGTCGAACAGCGGCTTTACGTGGATGCTGGTCATGCTGCGATCCTCAGCGGCGTGCGGCTCACCGGCCCATGCCACAGGTTGAAAGTGTTGTTGATCCGGATCAGGGCCGGGTCGCGCTTGATCGCCGGCAGCGGCGTGCGCAGGCGGCGGGCGTCGTTGGTGCACATGAAGCAGGTCGGTTCCTTGCCGCGCTTCCCCGCGTTGGGGAAGGACTCCAGCGGCAGGCAGCGGGAGCAGCCGGTGCAGGTCTTGCGGCTCATGACTTCACCAGCCGGGACTGCTGCAGCGAGTGCCAGGTGAGGGGGAAGGGACCGCGCTTGGCCCGCTCCAGCGCCGCGCCGGTCGAGATATCCAGCCGGTCGGCGATCTGCCGCGTGGTATAGCTCTTGCCCTCGACGACGTGGGCGAACAGGGCCGCACGTGCCAGGCCGGCGCGGCGGGTGGACTTGGCGTGGCAGGGGTAGAGGCGAACGTCCATCAGGCGGCCACCTGCATCGGCTGGCGCAGCTTGGCTTCGTATCCGTCCACCATCAGGCGGAACTGCTCCAGGTCGTCGCGCATGGTCGCGATGAAAGCCTCGTCGCGCTCGAACCGACGCCACCACAGCTGCTTACCGGCCGGTTCCAGCGCCGGGCAGTACAGCCCGATGTGCCACCACTGCCGCCCGGTGATCCACATGCAGCCCTGCGCCTGCTCGAACACCTCGCTCGCGTCGTTGTCGACGTGGAAGGTGCGCAGCTTCTCCGGGTTGATGAAGGCCTTGTACTCGCTGCCGCCGTCATCGTTGATCAGGCCGTCGGCCGAACAGCCGTAGTTGCCGCAGTCGCTCAGCACGAACCCGGCACGCTTCACCAGCAGGCCGGACTGCACCTCATGCTCGGCACGGGCCAGCGGCTCCAGCTCGTGACCGCGGCGCATGGCGAACGTCTCGAACCCCTCGTCCAGGGGCTCCCCGCCAATGCGCTCGATGGCCAGGCGGAAGGCGTAGTTCTTCGACGCCTCGCTGAAGTCGCCGACCGGCTCGCCAGCCAGCGCCCTCTCGATAATCGCGGACTTCGGCAGGGCCTTATACCCGGCCGCCTGCGCGGCGTCCTTCTGAGCCATGCCGGCGAGCACGGCATCGACGTACTGCCGCTGCCGGTCATCCAGCTCGCCGACGCGGCTGCGGGCCATGCCGAACATGCTGGCGGTGATCACACCGGCGCGGGCGCGGTGCCACTCGATGCTGCCTTGCTCATAGGGCAGGACGATCACGGCGTCACCTCGCTGGCTTCGCCTTCGATCACGTCGGTACCGGCGTTCTCGGCCTCGGCCTTCAGCGCTTCCAGCCCGCCGCCGCCGATCAGCTTGCGCTGCTGGGGGGTCAGCTTCGCCCACGCCTGGCCGAGTGCTTCCAGGCCACCCGTGGCGATGTCCTGCAGGCTGGCATACAGCGCCGTGCGCTCGGCCTCCTGCTCCGCGGACAGCGCCTGCGTGATGGCTGCCTGTTGCTGCGTCTGCTGGCCGCTCAGCACGGCCAAGCCTTCGCCGCCGTCAGTGTTGAGGTGGTGGATCGCGGTGTGCAGACGCTCGGTCTTCGGCCAGTATTTGTAGGCGCGCTTGACCACGGTCTTCTTCGCCATCTCGCCCCAGTCGGTCTTCCACGGCGAGGACTTGCCGGACTTCACCGACTGCGAGCGGTTCATGATGCCGTCGATCTCTTCGCGGCTCATGGTGTCGGTCAGGAAGTCGCCGTCGGCGGTCTTGACCACCACGTAGACGCCCACTACCTCGCCCCGATCCTTCGCGAACGGGTTCCGCTGGTGGGTGGGCTGCTGATCCACCCCGTTGAGGGCGAAGGTGTCGGTCTCATAGACCAGCTCGGCCTGCCCCCAGCGGATCGACCCGGAGTCGATGGCCAGGTCCATCAGGCCCATGTAGCTGATGTCGAGGCAAATCTTGCCGTCGCGCGGTACCAGGTACGCCTGCTTCTTGGCTGGGTTGAGGCTGATGCCGATGGCCGCGATGTTGACCACGGCGGCGATCACCGAGCTGCGGTTCTTCATCGCGACTTCCATCGCGGACTTGTTGCCGTACAGCGACTGGAGCGCGAATTCCGCTTCACGGTCGAAGTTGATGGAACGGTCCGTCAGCACCGAGACGAACGAGTCGCGCGTGCCGTAGATGGACTGGTCGATGGTGACGATTTCGTTCATGGCTGCTCTGCTGGGATTGGAATGGGCATGCAAAAATTTGTTGATGCAAAGTCGCCGTGCAATTCCACGGCTGCTTGGTCGTATGCGCGAGCGGCGGCATCAGCGGTAACGAAAAGACCTAGGTCGTGGACAACCCCGTCTTTACATATCCGTGACATGTAGCGGCGTTTTTTCGAGTTCCAACGAACACCTTTCAGCTGGGTCCTACTCGTCTTATTTACCCTGCGGTTTCGCGCATTTTCTTCACTTGTGCACGCCCTAAGGTTCTCGACGCGGTTGTCAGAACGGTTCCCGTTTCTATGGTCTATACGATCTGGCAGCCAGCCTTCGCATAGAAGGAAAATTAGTCGATGGGCCCTGTATTGAATGCCGCCTATCTTCACCAAGGTGTAACCGTCGCTCTTTTGGCATCCAGCCCTATCCCCAACTTTCACTCGCCTTGCTGGCGATTTCTTCCAGACAAGATGGCCACCTTCATAAGCAAAGTGGTCTAACAAATATTCTCTATTTGGACTCATGAGGTTCCTGGCTTGATTTAGTTCGGCCAGCACATCGCGCACCCGAGGGCGGCGACGATCGCGTAGCAGGCAACGCAGGCGGCGAAGTCGGACCAGCTGCGGCAGCCGGTGGCGGTCAGGAGGCGCATCAGGCCTGCCCTGCCTTTACTCGCCCGATGGCGGCACGCAGCTGCTCGATCTGGTGGCCCCAGATGGCGCCTACGTCGTGGTCATCCACCGTTTCCTCGGCGGCCTCAACCAGAGCCGCGAGCAAGTGGCTCAGCAGCGCGCAGCGGGATACGGTGATCACGTCGTCGCGCTGCTTGGCGTCGTGGGCGATCTGGTCGAGGATCGCCAGCGAGGTATTACTGCTCATCGTTCATTTCCTCTGCGCAGATGCCCCACAGGGCCTCGTGGTTGTTGATCTCGATATCCGCGTTGCCCAGCAGCACGCCGTCCATGCGGTACTCGGTGACGGACAGACCGGGCGTGGTCGGCGGCGGAATGGGCGGCAGGCCCTGCTGCATCGCCTTGATGAAGTCGGTGTCGGTCATTGCCGGGCCTGCCGTGCCAGGTGGCTATCGACGGACTCACCGATCTTCGCCATCGTCAGCGGGTAGTCCGCCGAGAAGCGCTCGACGCAGTGCGCCCAGTACTCGGTGTCGATCTCCCATTTGAAGCTGTAGCCGATCTCGGCCCTGGTCAGCGACGTCTTGACCTTCGGGTCAACGGCGTTCGGGAACGGGACGAGGTTTTGCCTCACATCGAGTGCCAAGGGCATGATTCCCCAGCAACTGAGCAGCTGGCCCCCGTTGGCTTCCGCCAGCTTCAACGCCACCTCCATCGCCGGGTCCGACAGCGGAACAAAGGTGTGTCCATTCGCTTTGATGTGCGCGGTCGCGGCGAGCTTCCCCTTCTCCGACTCGAAGGCGCTTGCCCGCAGGTCATCCTCGGTCGGCTCGCGCCGAAGGGTCTTCGCCAAATGCTGGACGAAGGCAGCACGCAGTCCATGGGTCAGGACATCGCCGAGACCAGCAACATCAGCAGCCCACTCCGCCGGAACCTCGAAGGTGTCCGTGCAGTAGGTGCAGTCAAATTCGTCATCCACGCTGCCAGCCCAGCCCGGCGCGCGGCGCATTTTCAGGTTCGGGTAGTCCTCGCGGTTGCCCCCGCCGGTCCGCGTGTAGACCTCGATCTTGCCGTCATCGGCGACCGACACATCACGCAGCCGCTCAACGTCGTTCTCACGCAGGCCGATCACAGCTAGCAGCAGCGAAGACTTCGGATTCCTTCCGAACAGCATGTTGTACAGGCTCACGTGAGCACTCCTTGGCAGATAGCGGTGAAGAGGACTCCCAGGAAGAACGCGAGGAAGTAGGCGGCCATGTGGCCGATGGCGTAGCGGTGCGCGGCGCGGTCGGCGGCGGTCATGCGGCACCGCCTTTGACGCGGGCGAGGGCTCGCGAAACTGCGACCGCAGGCGCATAGCCGTGCTCATCAATTTCACGCCACTCACAGGCTTCGATCAGCTCGAAAATCGCCTGAAGTTTCGGGCGCATCTGCGTTTCCCACGCATGCTTGGGCGAGATGGGCTGAGCGCCCATTTCCAGCATTCCTGCCAGCTCGTAGAAGGCGTCCACGTAGCCGCTGTATCCCTGCAGGCCATGGCTGACGGCCATGGACCGGATAGCGTTTACAGCCGATTCGACCCCCACCTTCGAAAAGTCTCGCCATCCATACGGCGCGTGCTCCATGAGTGCGGCCCACACCTGTTCCCAGGCATTCGCCTGAGTCCGAAGCCGCGCAATTTCGGCTTCAATACCACCCGGCAGATCACCCGTCGTATCAAGCGTCATGGCTGACAACCCTCTTCTGTGTGGTTTCGGACTCTTTGATGTCTTCCCAGTGGTGGCGCTCGACCGTTACCCAGATCGTCCAGTCGCCATCTCCGAAAGCGATGCGGTATTGGTACTTCTGGCGATTACCCTTGGTGTCGGCAGGCGCGTTCATGCCGCCACCTGCTGAGTCGCCATCTCCAGCAGCTGCTCGTCCATCGCCGCAGCCTCAACCGCAGCCAGCGCGTACAGCTGGGCCAGCAGCGGCGAGTCGATCAGGTCCGACGGGTCCGTGTGGTGCAGCTGGTGCAGCGCCAAGGTCACGTCGGTGTAGTGCTCACCGTCGAACGAACCGGCCACCCACTGCTCGGCTTCGCGGCACGCTGCCGGGTCGGCGCGCAGGGCCGGTACCAGGTCAGCAGCCTGCTCGGCGGCCAGTTCGGAGTCGAAGCGCGGATCTTCCCGGTCGTCCCAGCTGCGCTGGGCGTTGCGGTGCAGGTCATTGGCGGTATGGAGGGACATGTCAGGCCTCCCCGGCAGCTTTGGTGATAGCGGCGCGGACTTGTTCCTGAGCCAGATTGCAGATGCGAAGGTTTTCTTCCCACCACGCGCGCCAAGCTGCCTCACCCTCGGGCGTGCCGCGCTTACCCGCCCACGGCTGACCGTCGCTGCCCGCTTCCTCGCGGCGCAGCCATTCTGCAAACGTCTGGCAAGCCTCCAGCAGCTCCGGCGCGGCGGCGATCAGGTGGGCGTTGTACCGGCCCTCATCGCGATAGGTGTTCACCTCTACTTTTGCCACAAGGGTCTGAGAAGAGCCGCTGCGGGCGTCCAAAATCAGGCTGCCGTGATCTTGGAAGCTCCACGGGCCGGGGCTGTGCTTACTGGTCATCGCTCAGGCCTCCAGCACGGTGAAGGTCGGGCCGGTGTAGACCGGCGACGAGGTGCGGATGCCGTAGACCAGCGAGAGCAGGCGGCCACGGTTCGAATCGTTCAGCTCGTCGCCGAAAACAGTCGGCTGGCGGATGGCGGCTTTGGCGGCCTGAGCAACCGAATCACCGATCAGGTCGGCAGCGCGGTAGTCGGCGATCAGCTGGGTGGCGGTTGCGATGTCCATGGTGGAGCCCCGTTGGATGGCCCGGTGTGGGCCGACGGGGCTAGTTAAACATAGCGTTTAATCCAAAGTCAACACGGTGTTTAATATTTATGTGTAAAAAGCTTCGTCCACAAAAAAACCCCGCCGAAGCGGGGTTCCTTGTTCAGTATCCGTAGCCGGTCGGCTGGCGCTGTCGCGTCCGAGGCTGGTTGTACGGGCTACCGTACGGGTTACTGCTCGTGGGCTTGTAGGGATCGACCGTCCCATTCCTCCCGTTGTACGGGTTCTGATTACCTTGGGTTGAGTAGTTGTCCAGCTTGGTCGAATTCGACTGGGATCGATAGTGCCCGTTAACGTACGTGCCGTCAGCGCGGGTGTACCCGTTCACGTACTGCTGAGCGGCTGCCCCGCCTGACAGCGTCATTGAAACCAGAGCTATACCTATTGCCATCTTGATCTTCATGCTTCACTTCCTTGAGGTAGGGCCTTTCCATCTCCTGCCCGGAGCCCCTTGCGGGCAGGCGTTACCACTCTATTGGTTCAGTTGAAGCGCTCGATCCTGTTTCGCAGGTACACCTTGCCCCCGATCACGGTCCCCTCTGGCACCGGGAAAGGATCGCCATAGCTCTTGTTTTCGCTTGCTACATAGACTAGCCCGCGATCGAGGAGCCGCTTGATCTGCTGCCCATTGCCCATGTTGATCAGGTACAGCCCATCGCCATCGAAGAACGTGACGGCGGTATCCACCACCACGGTGTCGCCTGGCTGGATGACCGGCTGCATGGAGTCGCCAGTGCCGGTAATCAGCCTCAGGCGTCCAGGAGCGGGCACGAACCCGATGATGCTGCGGATGTACCCCGGCTCGAAATCGATGGCCCTGATCACCTCCGGGTAATCAGCATTCTCCACTGCGCCTCCCATGCCCGCCTCCGCATCCAGTTGCTGAACGCGAACATAGTCACCGGCAGTCGCAATGGTCGCGACGCTGGCAGGTGCACCGGCTACGAACATCGGCTCTTCCGCCGAAAGCACCCAGGTGGAACTGACACCCAGCTCCTGTTGCGCCTTGTGCGCTCCTGCTGCGGATACGCCGGTTGCCCGGCTCTCCCAATTCTTCACGGTCTGGGGGGACTGGCCTAGCGCCCGAGCCAGCGCAGACTGGCCTCGCACAGGAGGGTCGAGCTGGGCGGCCGCGGCGTACAGCCGCTTCATAGATGGGTGCATTGATGACATGCCGCATTGTCTAGCGACTAAACGCGGCGTTGTTACACGCGGTGTTGACTCTACATTAAACATGACGTTTAATCGCGTCATGAACCAGCCAACCACCCCGATGCACAAGGATGCCGAGCTGATCGACTCGCTCGGTGGACCCGCCGAAGTCGCGCGAAAGCTGGGCTTCGACATGCCCAAAGGCACGCAGCGAGTTCAGAACTGGAAGTACCGGGGAATTCCCCCGTACACGCTTGTCACTCGAGCTGACGTTTTCGCCCCGAAGCCCTCCCGCCGCCGCAAATCCTCCGCTGCATCTGCCTGACATGACCACCTCACCGGCCACCGGTGGGGAAGGGCACCACGGTGCCGCTGCCGATCACCGCGCTGCGCCTCCGCTGGACCACTGGCTTCACCTGCACTTTCCGTCCCACCCGCTTCAGGACGAAGCACCTACCTCCACTCCGCACGAGCGTGAGGACGTTGGTTTCGGCTGACTGATCACGTTTCGACACTGGCTGCACTCCGTTGGGGTGCGGCCATTTTCAGAACCATCCAGGGGAATCCCGGGGAACACGTCGTCCCCCAGCTTCCCCAGAACCGCAAAGGGGCACCCATGCGACACCTCAGCATCACTTACCAGGGTGGACTCACCCACACATCAAGGAGCCTGCGCGAGCTGCTGCTGGTGCAGGTCCAGCACAACGGCGGCGTGGTCGCCGTGGCCGGCAAGATGGATCTGGCACCGTCCAAGCTGTCGGAGAAGCTGGCCGGCGGGGACACGTCCGGCAAGCCGCGCGGCATGACGATCGACGAGCTGGAGCGCTACATCAAGGAGACCGGTGACGTGTCCCCGGTGCACTACCTGATCGAGAAGTACCTGACCTGCCCGGAAGCCCAGCACGCCGAGGCCATCGCCCAGTTCACCAACCTGGCCCGTGCCATGGCACCGCTGGCCCAGAGCCTCGGGATCAAGTGGCCATGAACGCGACTGAGAAGGCCATGGTGGTAGTCCGCATGCTGTGGTTCACCGCAGCCTGCCTGTCGCTCTTGGGAGGTCACCATGGCCGGTGACTGGATCAAGATGCGCTCCAACCTCGCAACGAGTCCGAAAGTTGTCCGCATCGCGTCCGCATTGAAAGCGGACAGGCTTCGCGTCATCGGGGGACTGCACGCGGTTTGGTGCCTGTTCGATGCGCATTCCGACGACGGCACGCTGGTCGGTTACTCGCCCGTCGTGCTGGACGACCTGATCGGCTGGCCGGGCTTTTCGGCCGCCATGATCGCCGTGGAATGGATGCTCGAAGACGGCGAAAACCTTGTCGTACCAAGGTTTGACGACCATAACGGGGCATCGGCGAAGCGCCGTGCACAGGACGCAGACAGGAAGAAGAGCGTCCGCAATATGTCCGCACCGGCGTCCGCATCCGGAGCGGACAAAAAGCGGACTAGAGAAGAGAAGAGAAGAGAAGAAGAAAAGAACCCCCCAACCCCCCCGGCTGACGCCGAGGGGCAGAAGTCGGGTCGACGGAAGCGGGAGAAGATCACGTTCTCGGCGTTCCTCGACCAGTGCCAGGCCGCTGGCGAATCGGCGATCCCGAAGAACGATCCGATCTTCACGTTCGCCAACGACACGGGGATCCCGAAGGACTACCTGCACCTGGCATGGCGCGAGTTCTCGGCCCGGCATCGCGCCGACGGCCGGATGCAGAAGGACTGGCGTGCCCACTTCCGCGACGCCGTGCGCCGGAACTGGTTCAAGCTCTGGTGGTTCCCGGATACCGGCTCCTGCGATCTGACCACGGCAGGCGTGCAGCTGGCCCGGGAGCGTGACGCCGAGCGCGTCCGTGAGCAGGCGGAGGTCGAATGAGCGCCCAGCCTGCCTACCGCGACGACTACGCCTACCTGCCGGTGCCGCCGCATTCGGTCGACTCGGAGCAATCGGTCCTCGGCGGACTGATGCTGGCCCCGGAAGCGCTGCGAGAGGTCCGCGACCTGCTGGCCGAGCAGGACTTCTACCGCCGCGACCACCAGATGATCTACCAGGCCATCTGCGACTTGGCCGACCGTGAGCAGCCCTTCGATGCGGTGCTGCTGGCCAATTGGTTCGAGAACCACGGCAAGCTGGAGCTGGTCGCCGATGGCGGCTACCTGATCGAGCTGGCCAGCACCGTGCCGTCGGCAGCGAACATCCGGGCATACGCGCAGGTGGTGCGGAACAAAGCATTGCTGCGCGGCGTGATCCAACGCGCCGGCGAGATCACCAACGAAGCCTATGAGGTTGCCGACGAAGACGCCGAGGCCCTCGTGGCCAGCGCCACCGCCAAGTTCGCCAACCTGAGCGTTCAGGCGGGCGGTACCGGCGGGCTGCTGCTGGTGCGCAGCGAGCTGCCGGGCATGTGGGCTGAAATGGAGGCCCGCTTCGAGGGCACAGCCGATCTTGGCTTGGTCCCGCCGTGGCACAACGTGGCGCGCAAGCTGCCCGGGTTGGAGCCGACCGACCTGATGATCCTGGCCGCCCGCCCGTCGATGGGCAAGACAGCCAACATGCTGGAGTGGGTCTACAGCGTTGCCGACCACGGCAAAAATGCCGCCGTTTTCAGCCTGGAGATGAGCCGCCGGCAGCTGCTGATGCGGCTGGCGAGCATGCATTCCGGCGTCCCGCTGTCGCGCATGCGAGTCAAAGGGGAGCTGACCGACGAGGACTGGCACAAGCTCAGCATCGCCCGCAACCACCTTCACGGGCTGGCGCTGGCGATCGATGACTGCGGGTCGCTGCCGGTGGACTCGCTGGTCGCTCGAGCATCGCGCATGCACGCCAAGGTCAGTGGTGGGCTCAGCATCATCGCGGTCGATTACCTGCAACTGCTGTCCGGGCCGGCCAAGGCTGGCAACCGAACGGAGGAGGTCTCGTACATCTCCCGCACGCTGAAGCAGCTGGCCAAGAACCTCGGCTGCCCCGTGATCGCACTGTCTCAGCTCAACCGCGGCGTGGAAACGCGCACCGACAAGCGCCCTGTGATGGCTGACCTGCGCGAGTCCGGCGGCATTGAGCAGGACGCCGACGTGATCGCGATGCTCTACCGCGACGACTACTACACCAAGGACCTGTGCGGCGCGCCAGGCGTGTCGGAATTCATCCTCGCCAAGAACCGGCAGGGCGAGACGGGCACCGCCTACCTGCGGCACCACCTCGAGTGCAGCCGCTTCGAGAACTACCACGGCGACAAGCCGAACTACACGTTGCGGACCGCGATCCGCGCCTCCGCTGATGACGACGGCGACGGGTTCGATGTCCCGCGCGGTCGCCGCAAGAGCGGCAAAGAACTGGCCCAAGGAGACTGACAATGCTCGGAACCTTCATCCTCCGCGCCGGCGATGCGCGCACCCGAATGGCCGCGGCCTGGCAGTTCGCCTGCAGCTTCCTGGAGTGCGGCCAGGACGTGCACGTCACCGTGAAGCAGTACAAGCCCACCCGCAGCCTGGAGCAGAACGCGATGTTCCACGCCATCTGCGGGGAGATCGCCCAGCAGAAGCAGTGGGCCGACCGCCACATCGATGCCGAGGGCTGGAAGCGTCTGCTGGTGGACGCCTGGGCGCGCGAGAGCGACCGCAGGCAGGGCGACGTGGTGCCCTCGCTGGACGGGGCCAGCATCGTGAACCTTGCCATGCAGACCCGGCGCATGACCGTGGCCGACATGGCCGAGCTGATCACCTTCGCCCAGTGGTGGGCGGTGGACAACGACGTGAAGCTGCGGGACGTGGCGCCGCTGCGCGATCAGCGGATCGCGGATGAATCGAGGGCTGCAGCATGAAGTACTTCGTCTGGGGATACGCGAAGAGCTGGATCATCAACGGGGTGGATGCAGCGGGCCAAGTGGTCTGGTCCTCGCACTGGATGGCAACCAAGGGCGAAGCTGAAACCCTGGCCAGCATGCTTGGTTGGGATGCTGTGCAGGTGGCGGCATGAAGCGCGGCCGCAGCACCAGCACCCCGACTGCATCCCAGCAGCAGCGCATGGACGCCATCAAGGACATCGGCTGCGTCATCGCGCAGGCGCTGGGCCTTGGCTTCGTGCCCTGCGAGGTCCACCACCTGACCATCGGCGGCAAGCACGGCCAGAAGCGGAGAGGGCACGACTTCACCATCGGCCTGAACCCGTGGTCGCACCGCGGCGAGCCCTTCAACGGCATGAGCGCCGACACCTGCGAGCAGCTCTTCGGCCCGTCCTACGCCAAACAGCCGCGCCGCTTCAGGCAGGAGGTCGGCAACGACGACTACCTGCTGGACCTGCAGAACACCCTGATCGAAAAGCACCTGGAGAAGACCTCATGGGCAGCATGACTCACCTCACCCTGCCGTATCCGATCAGCGCCAACCGCTACTGGGCGACCCGCATCATCCGGGTGAAGGGGACCGCGAAGTACCGGGCGATGACATACGTGACCCCTGAGGCCGAGCAGTACCGTCGCGAGGTGGGGGTCATAGCAGCTGCAGCAGGGCTGAGCAGCGCAACGCCGGGCAGGGTGCTTCTGCACGTACAACTGTACCCGAACCGGCCGCAGGACTGGGCCAGACGCGCCAGGAAGGAGCCGCATACCTGGGACGACAGCGTGATGTGCATCGACCTGGGCAACTGCGAGAAGGTGCTGTCCGATGCCCTGAACGGCATCGCCTGGGCGGATGACAAGCAGCTGCGCCGCATCGTGCTGGAGCGCATGGAGCCAGACGAGAAGGGCGCGCGGCTGGAAGTCGGGATTGAGCACCTGGCCCCGGCCCCTTCGCTGTTCGGCGAAGCGGCCGCCTGAAACACCACGGCACGAGCGCAGCGGAGACGACCATGGGCAACGCCAAATCCCAGAAGCCGACCAGGCACGCAGCCCCGCACCGGCAGTTCCGGCGCGGCGCGGTGGCCGTGGCCGTCGTAGACCAAGGTCAGGTGCTGGCGGTGGCCAGGGCCGTGCTGTCCCGCGTGCGCGATATCCGCAATGCGCAGGGGGAAGGCAGCTACGTGTTCGGTGACCCCGGGCAGGCCATCTTCGCCCTGCGCATCGGGTCGGCCGCCGGCGAGGGCATGCTGCGCGAGCACAGCGACTGGCTGTTCGGCCTGTACGGGGCAGACACCGCAGACGGCAAGCGCGTCAGCTTCCCATCGATCGACCAGGTGGCCGAAGACATCCGGGAGCACTACGGGTGGGAGCAGGCCCCGTCCATCCGCGAACCTGCGCAGCTGGAATTCTGGGCCGTAGCCTGATCGCCATTGATCGCATCGCTCAGGCTGGGATAACAGCATGCATGAGCGACCGCCAGACGCTGACCACCACCGAACTGCTGCGTGCAAGCATCGTCCGCCCCGATGGGTCGGTACCGGATGTGGACCGCAGCCCGTTGCCGTACTGGCGCGATCACCTCAACCCCACCCGGGGGGCAATCCGGGACGACCAGCACGCAGGTGTCGACAACAGCGTGCAGCCGACACGAGGTGAGCCGCGTTGCGGCGGCCAGGGGCTTTGCCCCCCTGGTGACGTCCATGCCCTCGGGAATCGGCAGCTCCAACGAGGTGCGCAGGCATGCGCGCCCTGACCCCGAAGCAAGAGTCCTTCTGCCAGCGGTATCTGGAAACGGGCAACGCCAGCGAGGCCTATCGGCTCTGCTACAGCACCACGGCGGCCAAACCTGAGACGGTGAACCGATCCGCTAAGGAACTGCTGGATAACCCCAAGATCGCCGCAAGGCTTTCCGAGCTGAGGGCGGAAGCTCTGGTAGGGCATTCGGTCACCATCGCCACCCTGCTGAAGGAACTGGAAGAAGCCCGGCAGGTGGCCAAGCGCAAGAAGCAGGGCACCGCCATGGTCCAAGCCACGATGGGCAAGGCGAAGCTGGCCGGCCTGGAGAAGGGCGCCGAGCCAGACGACACGCCTGTGCCTGCCGCCGTGCGCATCGAGATCATCAGCGGGCGGAAGAATGCCAACCCTTAACGAGCCGCAGGCAGCGTTCCTGCAACTTCCGCACAAGTTCCGCGCCTTCGTTGGCGGGTTCGGCTCAGGGAAGACCTGGGTGGGCTGCGGCTCGCTGTGCCGGCATGCGTGGGAGCACCCGAGGATTCCGGCTGGCTACTTCGCCCCGACCTATCCGCAAATCCGCGACATCTTCTACCCGACCATCGAAGAGGTGGCCCACGACTGGGGACTGCGCGCCTCGATCGCCGAGTCGAACAAGGAAGTCAGCCTGTACGCCGGACGGCAGTACCGCGGCACGATCATCTGCCGTTCGATGGAGAAGCCGTCCAGCATCGTGGGCTTCAAGATCGGCCAGGCGCTGGTCGACGAGATCGACACCATGAACAAGCGCAAGGCGCAAGACGCCTGGCGCAAGATCATTGCCCGCCTGCGCGTGAAGGCTGACGGGCTGCAGAACGGCATCGACGTGACGACCACCCCCGAGGGGTTCAACTTCGTCTACGAGCAGTTCCACCAGATGCCGAGCGAGCGGCCGGAGCTGAAGGCCCTCTACGGCCTGGTGCATGCCAGCACCTACGACAACGAGGTGAACCTGCCTGAGGACTACATCCGGTCGCTGTACGAGAGCTACCCGCCGCAGCTGGTACAGGCCTACATCGACGGCATGTTCGTCAACCTGACAACCGGCTCGGTGTACAGCGTGTTCTCCCGCTCGCGCAATGCCACCGACGAGGTGATCCAGGAGGGTGAGCACCTGCACATCGGCATGGACTTCAACGTGCTGAACATGACTGCGATCGTGTGCGTGATCCGGGACGACCAGCCGATGGCGCTGGACGAGCTGACGGGCATTCGTGACACCCCGGCCATGATCCAGGCGCTGAAGGATCAGTTCCCCGGCCACCGCATGACGATCTACCCCGATGCGAGCGGGGAGAGCACCCACACGAACAACGCCAGCGTCTCCGACCTGGGCCTGCTGCGCGTCGAGCGCGGCATGAGCGTGGTGAAGCCCGCAGCCAACCCCCGCATCCGCGCGCGCGTGGTCAGCGTCAACGCCATGCTCTGCAACGCCAAGGGTAGGCGCCGGCTGAAGGTCAACGTGCGCCGCTGCCCGAAGCTCACCGAGGCGCTGGAGAAGCAGCCCTACGACGCCAACGGCATGCCCGACAAGACAACCGGCTTCGATCACCCGCCGGACGCGCTCGGCTACTTCATTCATGGCAGGTATCCCGCCGCAGTAAGCGCGCGCGACCGTGGAGCCATTGAACGGCCTTCTGGCCTGAAGCCTTATAGCCGGGCCTGGCTGGAGTCTTCCGGCCTCCCGTCAAACGCCGACCGTAGGAGAAATGCCCTGTGACCATGCTGCCCGCCGACGGCCTGATGGATGCCATGGCGGCCCAGGATGCCGCCGATGCCGAACGTGAAGCGGAGGCCCAGGCGCTGCTGCAGGAAGAGGCCGATGTCGCCAACTGGCACAAGCTGCTGAAGGAATCGCGCGACTTCGACTGTGACGCCCGCAAGGGCTACGCGCTGGACCGCCGCTACTGCCGGAACCTGGTCGACGAGGCCTACAACGTGTCCGTGCCCATCGCCGGCACCTACGTGAACCTGCTGACGTCCTTCCTGTACGCGCGCGACCCGGAGCCGGCGGTGGTGCCTGCCGAGTCAGTGGGGTCCAGCCGCGTGAAGCAGGCCAAGGAAGTGGGCCGCACCCTGGAGATCGTCATCGCCTCGCTGTGGCGCAAAGGGCGCCTGAAACACAGCATGGACGCGATGGTCCGCTCGGGCCTGAGCATCGGCATCGGCTGGGTCAAGGTAGCCTGGCACCGGGAGACCGAGCGCGACCCGATGACCGAGCAGCGCATCGACGACCTGCGGAAGAAGCTGCAGGCGGTCGCCTCGATCGAAGCCGAGCTGACCGAAGGTTCGGCCGCCAATCCCGACCTTCTGCGCGCCCAATACAACCAGCAGCTGCAGGCGCTGGAATCCCAGGTCGAGCAGGTGGTGTTCAACGGCCTCGTCGCCGACTTCGTGCGCGGGGAGGACATCCAGGTGTCCATGGACGTGGCCACGCTGAAGGACTACACCGTCGCGCCTTGGATCGCGCACCGCACCTTCCTGCCATACGAGGACGGCCTGGCCGCCTACCCCGAGCTGCGGGATGAGCTGGGCAAGGCCGAGACCTTCTACCACGCCAAGCGCGGCCGGGAGCCGGCGCCCTTCGCCACGGTGCAGGAGGGCATGAGCGAGTCCGATGCCGACGTGTTCCGCAATGCGACGGCAGCCGGGCAGGGCAGCGATAGCGGTCCGCGGTTCCTGTGCGTCTGGGAAATCTGGGATCGCCGCACCGGCATGATCCACACCGTCACCCCCGGCCTGCGCCGCTACCTGCGCGCGCCGTTCCAGCCCGACCAGGCCAGCACGCGCTTCTATTCGTTCTTCCAGTGGGCGCCGCTGTGGGTGGATGGGGAACGGCACCCGCAGTCCCTGGTGGACCGCTCGCGCTCGCTGCTGGACGAGTACAACCGCACGCGCACCAACTACCGCGAGCATCGCCGCCGCGCGATCCCGAAGATGGGGTTCGACCGCGGCGCGCTGGAAGTGGAAGACGCGCTGAAGCTCGAAGGCGCCACCACCAGCGAGATGGTCGGCCTGGACCTGAAGGGGCAGGGCTCGCGAGAAGTGCTGTTCCCGATTCAGTACAACCAGATCGACGGGGCACTGTACGACACCGCGCCGATCCGCTCGGAGCTGGAACTGATCTGGGGCATCCAGGAGGCGCTGTCCTCCAGCATCCAGACCGCGAAGACGGCCACCGAGGCCGATATCCAGCAGCAGGGCACCGAGTCCCGCCTGGGCTACAGCCGCGACAGCCTGGACGACCTGCTCGGCGACGTGGCGCAGTTCACCGCCGAGGTAGCCATGTCACCCGCCGGGCTGTCGCCGGATGAAGCGGCAGAGATCGCCGGCCCTGAGGCGCTGTGGTTCAACGCGCCGCTGCCGAGCCTGGTATCCGCTCTGGTGTCGGTCGACATTCGCGCGGGCAGTTCCGGCCGCCCAGCTTCGAACCTGCGCCGGCAGCAGTGGGGCGCCATCCTGCCGCAGCTGCAGGAGGCCGTAGTGACCATCGGCCAGATGCGCGGCGCGACCCCGCTGGATATCGCCAACAGCCTGGAACAGCTCATGGTCGAAACCATCGAGCGCACCGGTGACACCTCGATCGACGCCTATTCCTTCATCCCGCAGGTGCCTGCCATGGGTGCCATGCCGCTGCCTGGAGCTGCCCCGGCCGTGGCTGGCCTGCCGATGGGCGACCCGCAGCAGCAGCTCCTTCCCCCGCCGGTAGAGCCGGCACCCGCGCCGGCGCCGATTGCCGGCCCGGTCGCGCCACCGCTTTGACCCGCCATCCCGCCGCCAACTGAGGTTCCACCATGACTATCGAAGACCAGAACACCCCGGCCGCGCCGGACACCACCCCGACCGACACGCAGGGTGCCCCCGCCGCCGCTGAGGCGCCGTCGCAGCCCGAGGCACCACAGGTGGACGCCTTTACCGCTGGCGTCGAAGCAGCACGCGCGCAGGAAGCCCAGGAGGATGCGCTGCCGCCGGCCCCCGATGCCCCCGATGGCGCTGATCCAGCAGCACCCCCCGCCGATGGGCAGCCGCCGGTCGACCCAGCAGCTCCGCCTGCAGGTGCACCGGCCGCGCCGCCGGCAGATGCGCCGCCCGCCAAGCCGCCGACCGTCGACGAGGAAGTGCAGCAGCTGGGCCTGAAGGACCGCGCGGCCGAGCGCTTCCGCGAGCTCAACCAGCGCCTGGAAGAGGCCAGCGGCTTCCGCGATCGCGTCAGCCAGTGGGAGCAGACGGTGGAAAGCACCGGGGCCAGCCCCGAGCAGTTCGGCGGCGCGCTGCGCTACCTGTCGGACATCAATTCCGGCGATCCGGCTCGCATGGGCGAGGCCTACGACCGCATGCAGGGCGAGCTGCAGTGGCTGGGCAAGCAGCTCGGCCGTGAGGCGCCGGGCTTCGACCCGATCGCCGCGCACGCCGACCTGGCCACGCGGGTTGCCTCGGGCGACATCACTCGCGACGTGGCCCTGGAGCTGGTTCAGCACCGGCAGGCCGGGGCACTGCAGCAGAACCACGTGCAGACCCAGCAGCAGCGTGTGCAGCAGGATCAGGAATACGATCTGGGCATTGCCTCGGTGCAGGAGCTGGGCATCGGCCTGCGGGCCAACGATCCGCTGTTCGACCAGAAGATGCCGCTGCTCACTCCTGCCATCGAGATCATTCAGCAGTCACTGCCGCCGAGCCAGTGGAAGCAGGCCATCCACAACGCCTACCTGCGGCTGCCGGTCGGCGCCGTCGCAGCGCCCCCCGCCGCAGCACCGCCGCGGGCGCCGAACAACCCGACGCGCCCTGCCGGTGGTGCACCGCTCGCGCCGAAGGTCACGCCGGAGAACGCTTTCGAGCTGGGTGTGCAACAGGCCCGCCTGCGCGGGCAGTAACACGAAGGGGGCCGAAAGGCCCCTTTCTCTTTTCACCGCCATTGACAGCCTTTCCCGCGCTGGCATCTTGACCACCGAGCGGCACACCAGCCGCCCCGCGTGTGACGTAAGCCGGGTTCGCCGCCGGTAGCGCTGTAACGAGCCTCGCGCCCTCGGAACGCGGAAAGACCCTCGGCCCCAACGGGTCGGCCCTTTCCTTCCGAGGTTTCTCCTATGCCGCTTACCCCCGCACAGCTGCTGTCTGGTGCCAACACCCAGATGCAGTCCTACGCCACCAACGATCCCATCGATCAGTTCACCACCCAGCGCCCGTTCGCCGACTGGCTGCTGCGCAACCGCCAGGACTCTGTCTTCGGCAATGGCGTCTTCAACGAGAAGATTCGCTACACCAACGACTCGAACTACCAGAACTACAGCGGTGACGACCAGGTCACCTACAACCGCAAGAAGACGACCCGGCTGGCGCCGTTCCAGGCGTACGAGGCCTTCGACGGCTTCACGCTCAACGAAACCGAGCTGGCCAACAACGGCATCATCCTGACCGATGACCGCAACGCGGTCATGAGCGAAGCCGAGAAGATCCAGATCGTCAACCTGTTGGACGAGAACTGGACCACGCTGAAGGATGGTTTCCAGGAAAACTGGGACATTGAAGTCCACCTGGACGGCTCGGCCAACCCGAAGGCAGTTCCGGGCCTGGACGCGCTGGTCAGCACCACGCCGAACGTGGGCACCATCGGCGGTATCGACGCTGCGGCGACCACCTACTGGCGCAACTTCGCCGACATCGGCATCAGCACGGCCACCGCCGGCAACCTGATCTCCCATCTCGAGACGCTGTGGCGCAAGACCATTGCCTACGGTAAGCAGGGCGCGCCGGACTTCATCCCGGTGGGTTCGGAGATGTACGACGCCATCAATGCTGACGCACTGAAGGTCATGAGCCGCCAGATCACCATCGGCCAGTCGTCGACCGGCGGCGTCACGCTGGACCCGTCCACCAAGGCGCTGGCCTTCAAGGGCGTGCCGATCGTGTGGGACCCGACCTTCGACGCGCTCGACGACCTGCTGGGCACGCTGCCGGTGCCGTGGAAGAAGCGCGGTTACTTCCTCAACAGCAAGACCTTCAAGCTGCGCCCGGTAAAGGGCCGCTGGATGATCCGCCGCACGCCGCCGCGCGTGTATGACCGCCACACGCACTACTTCGGCATGACCGCGCACTACGGTCTGACCATGAAGAAGCGCAACAGCAACGCGGTCTTCTCGATCGCCTGACCCCACCAAGGCCGGCGGGGATGTTCCTCGCCGGCAGGAGACCTGAAATGCCGAACGTGAAGACGCTCCCGACCGGGGGCACCATCGTCAAGCTCAACAAGACCCCGCTGCTCGGCGGCTGGGGTCGCGAGGGCCTGGCCAACCTGGGCGCCAATACCGCCGTGACCACCGGCGTGCTGCTGCAGGGCCACGAAGCACCGGCCGACGGCAGCACCCCTGCGGCGGGCAGCTCGGGCTGGTTCACCGTGCTGAGCGCGGCGGCCAACCTGGCCCCGGTGGTCGAAATCGCCGACCTGCCGGACTTCATCCGCACTGGCACTGCCGCGACGGCGCCGATCACCCTGGAGGGCATCCAGTAATGGCCAAGATCGTCAATCTCCTGTTGCTGACGCTGGTCATCGACCGCGACGCAACCACCAAGCTGCCCGTCCAGGCATTCGACTACGAGCTGCCGATCCTGGAAGAGCTGTACCCGCCGGAGACCATCAGCGAGGTAAAGCGCGAGTCGGTCGAGGTCAAGAACTTCGACGAGCACGAAGTCTTCGCCGGGCTGGAAAACAAGTACGGCCGCACCCCGGAAGGTGCCGAAGCCCTGAAGTACGCCTACCGCAACAAGCAGGACTTCTCCAAGGCCGTGGCCAGCAGCATCTCGGCCGCCAAGGACGAAGCGGTCGAGACCGAAGGCAACGATCGCGATGAAGACGAGGAAGAGCAGGTCACCGAGCTGCAGACCCTCGCCGGCAAGACCGTCGACGAGATCAGGGACGGGCTCGACACCCTGACCGACGAAGAGCTGCACGAACTGGCCGAGATCGAGAAGGCCGGCAAGAACCGCAAGGGCGTCATCGACGCCATCAACGCGGCGCTGGGCGACCAGGGCAGCGACACCGAGTAAGTCCGCTGGCGGCGGGCTGGCGGCCGGCCGGGGCAACTCGGTCGGCCGTTTTTCTTTCTGGAGGTAGGTATGGGCGGCAATAACGCACCGATCATGGTGAACGGCGGCAACGTCTACGACAGCCCGCTGGGCTACGACGCGCCGATCAAGTACGACACCGGCCAGGTGGACATGGGTTCCATCGGCGTGGAGTGGTCGCTGAAGAAGTGCCGGGAAGAGGTGATCCTGCGGCTGGGGTTCGTCGTGGCTCCAGTGAAGGTGCAGCGGACCTTTGGCCAGCTGCGCGCCGCGGTGGCCACCTCCCTCGGGTTCAACTACGTGGGCGAGCCGGTGCCGCGCACGATGCAAGCCCTCCGATCTGACCTGCTGCGCCGGCTGGGCTTCTCAGCGCAGGTGGCTGCCGGCGCCTGGCCGCCCGGCATGAAGGAACTGCTGACCAACTTCCTCACCGAGGCGCAGGAGGCCCTGCAGCACCAGTACCGCCTCGGCGTGGGTACCGCGCTGAAGCCCTTCGGCGAGGACGACGACCTGACCACCCTCGACCCCTGGGCGGTCTTCCTGCTGGCGCTGGCCAATGCCAAAGCCCACCACGGGCAGACGGACGCGAAGTCCTACTACGATCAGCTGGCCGGCTACATCAGCAGCGTCGCCAAGTCGGCTGACATTGACCAGGTCATCAACACCGCCCAGGACTCGCTGCTGCAGCGCTATGCGATGGACCGGTACGAGGATGGCAGCGCGCCGCTGGTGGGGCCGGAAGACAAGACCCTGATCGATGGCGTGGCCGTGGAGCTGCAGGCGATCGCCGACGCAAAGGCGAAGTACGGGCAGAAGGACGCCGAGGCCTATTACGGCCGCCTGCAGGAGATGGCTCAGCGGCGACCGTTCGACCTGGACGCGATGGTGAACAGCATCATCCGCGACGCTCAGGACCAGCTGTACCAGCAGTACAGCGATCTGCGCACGGAGCGGTGGTGGACGATCAGCTGCGTGCCCGGCGCCAACCTCTATGATGTGCCGCTCGACCTGGACCAGTACCTCGACTTCCGGCGCATCACCTGGGCCGGGATCCTGGACGATGACCAGTGGTCCCCGCTGATCGCCGGCATCGACCCGATGCTCTACACCAGCGACTCGCTGCGCAAGCCGGCCTATTACCAGGTGACCGCGGCGATCGAGATTTTTCCGGTGCCGGACCGCGCCTACGTCATCAAGCTGCGCGGCCATCTGGGCCTGAAATGGCTCAATGCCGACGACGACATGCTGACCCTGAGCAGCCGGGCGGTGTTCCTGCACGCCCTTGCCAACGCGAAGGCCCACTACCGCCAGCCGGATGCCGGCAACTACATGCAGCAGGCGCAGTCCTACGTGCGGCAGCTGATCGCCGGTGCGCACGGCACCCGCCGCTACATCCCGGGCACGCAGCAGGTGCCGCCCGCGCGCCGCCCGATCCCCGTCGGCGGCTGGCCGGAGACCTGATCGATGCGAGCTCAGTACCTTTCCGCTGTAAAGGCCGGCATCACCCGGCTGCGCGACAAGGGCGGCGCGTCCGAAGATGCGCTGTTCGACCTGGTCAACGGCTACGTCACCGCGGCGCGCACCATCCGCATGCGCCCGGGCGCGCGCCTGCCGCTGACACTGCCACCGGGCACGGTGGGCCTGACGTCGTTCCGTGGCGCCTTCGTGGTCTTCGCCGACGCGGTGATGCCGCCGGGCCCGGGCTACTCGGTGGTGGTGCTGAAGCACCCCAGCAACGGGGCGGCGACACTGCGGGAAATCCACTTCTCGCTGCCGTTCCTGGGCTACCTGTACGTGGTGGCCGAGTTCTCCGACGGCTCGACGTACCACTACTGGCTCGAAGAGGGGAAGCCTTGGGCGGCCGGCACGACCTACCTGCCTGGGGCGCTGGTCAGCCCCACCGTCGCCAACGGCCTGGCCTATCGCCTGCTGGACACTGGCTCAGGGCATGGGCCTTGGGAAGCCTACGCAACTCGCACGGCCGGCGACATCGTCGTGCCGACCACGGCGAATGGCTATCGCTACACGGTGACCAGCGTGAGCAGTAACGGCGCCCGATCGGGGAACACTGAGCCCAACTGGCCTACCGATGCAGGCGCGACCGTCAACGAGGACGTGGCGATCGAGAACCCCTACGCCAGCGCCGGCAGCGGCACTGCGGGTGGTTCGGTACCGGTCTGGTCCGGTGGGCGCCTGACGGCTCCGGGTGACCTGATCCGGCCGGTGAATCTGCCAGCACCGACCGCCACCGCCCCCATCAATGGCAATTTCAGCGGGGGCAGTACCGGCTGGGACATTGAGGGCGGGGCGGAGATCACTGCAGGGCGCCTGCAGCTCCCGGGCAGCATCAGCGACGGCGCAGCAATCAACAAGGCGATCTTCGTGGTGCCGGACGGTGGCAACCTCACCGCAAGCTGCCAGATCGAGCAGGGCGCAGCGGTGGCTGGTGCGACGCGCGGCTGGTGTGAGATCCGCTGGTACAGCAAAGAAGACGTCATGGTGTCCTACACCCAGGGCAACATGATCACCAGCGGCCTGGCAACGTCCACGGTCGTTTCCTCCAAGCCCGCAGGGGCCGCCTACGCGCGTGCAGTGGTCGCGCTCTGGTCCGTGGCCGACCACACCCACCTGACCTTCGGCGACAACCTGACCGTCTCCGGTGCGGTCAACGGGCTGCCGGCGGGCCTGGTCTATCAGGCAGTGCAGGCGACCTCCGCGCACACCGCTGGTGCTGAGCCGGCCTGGCCGAACCTGCTGGGCAAGCGCGTGGTCGATGGCGGCGTAACCTGGGAGGCGGTGGCGATCACCCGTGTGACCTGGCAGGCCGCGCCGCTGTACGTCAGCGCCGGCAGTGAGCCGGCATGGCCCACCAGCGTGGGCGGCACAGTGACCGACGGCACCGTGACGTGGCAGGCAGTGAGCCGCCGCATCGAGGACCCGAACTGCCCGAACAGCAAGGTGGTCGTGATCGCCGCATCCAAGGTGTTCGCCGCGGACGGGGACACCGTGCGCTACAGCGCCACGGTCGCGCCGAAGGACTGGTCGTCGGCAGATGACGCCGGCTTCCTGCCGACAGGCCTGCAGAACTACGGGGCAAACCCGGTCGCGGCCATGGGTCTCTACCGCGGCAACCTGATCCCTTTCAACGCCGAGGCCTTCCAGCTCTGGCAGGTCGACGAGGACCCGGCCAGCATGGCGCTGCTGGATGCGCTGCCGATGGGCAGCACGCAGCACCGCGCTATCGCCGCGGTCAGCAATGACCTGCTGTTCCTGAGCAGCCAGGGCGTGCGCACGGTCGGCATCGCCGCGAGCAGCACCAACTTCCAGGCCGGCGACGTGGGTATGCCGGTGGATGTGCTCGTGCAGGCATGGCTGGCCGATCCATCGGTGGTGCCGCGGGCGCTGTATTACCCGGCCGCTGGCCAGTACTGGCTGATGTTCGCCAAGGGCGGTAAGACGGAGGTCTTCGTCTACACCATGACCCAGATCGGCCAGGTGGGCGCGTGGTCGCGCTACCTGTTCCCGTTCGAGGTCTCGGCCTGGGCGATTCAGGGCGACTCGCTGCACCTGCGCTCGGCAGACCGCATCTACCGGATGGAGGATGGCGCGATCGGGGACGAGGTGAGCCAAGGTGTGACCACGCCGTTCGAGGGCATCATCCAGTGGCCGTGGCTGGACTTCGGGCAGCCGGGCGTCACGAAGATGCTCTACGGCTTCGAGGTGGTCGGGCAGGGCAAGGTGAAGGTGCAGGTGGGGTTCGATCAGACCAACGGCGGCGCGTTCACGGCCCCTTATGAGGTCAATCCGGACACGCTGACCGGTGGGCCGATTCCGATGCCGCTGGCCGGCCCATCGTTCGCTGTGCGTCTGGTCTACGACGGCACCGAGGCGTGGCAGTGGAATGCGTTTGGCCTTTACCTGCAAGACTTCCGGCCCATGACGTGACCATTGATCAGGGGGTGGGGGAAGTCAGCATTTCGGCATGATTTCTCCCCGTCTTCCCCGCAATATCGTTCCCTGTCGGCCACTGCACCTGGTGGTGCTGGCCGACTGTCTCCGCGAGGAAGAGCAGCAGCAGTTCCTCGCCGTCTTGGGTGGCAGCAACTACAACCCGGACACCGCCGCGCACGCGCTGGTGAACATGTGGGCCACCTCCGCGCCCTACGCCGTCACGGTGCTTCGCGCCGACGGCACACCCGCCGCGGCCGGCGGCTTCGAGTACGTCGGCCAAGGAATCTGGCAATCGTGGATGGTCGGTACCGATGAAGGCTGGCAGGAGCAGTGGCGCGCCATGACGAAGGCCAGCCGCTGGCTGATCGACCAGCTGTTCGCCAACGGCGCGCGCCGGATCCAAGTCAACGCGCTGGCCAGCCGCAGCAAGGCAATCGAATGGTTCGTCCGCTCGCTGGGCCTGGAGCAGGACGGGGTCTGGCGGCAACACGGCGCCAACGGCGAGGACATCGCCCACTTTTCACGAGTCCGAGGTGCCTGATGGGCAGCAGTAGCGGGAGCAAGGCGGCCAATGCGGCCGCACAGACCGAAGGGTGGCGCACCACCAACATCAACCGCGCAGTCGGCCAGATCAACGACATGTACAGCTCGCCAACGCGGCAGGCCGGGCTGGATGACTTCCTCGGCGCCACGCGCCAGTTCTACGGTGACGAGCTCGGGCGCCAGAAGAGCCAGGCCGATCGGAGCCTGAAATTCGCCATGGCACGCAGCGGGCAGACCGGCGGCTCCGCCACGGTGGACGCAAACCGACGCCTCGGCGAGGACTACCAACGCGGCGTGCTCAGCTCTGAACGTCTGGCGCAGGGCGCGCTGGCCGACCTGCAGGCGGCGGACGAAACGTCCCGCCAGAACCTGATTTCGCAGGTTGCCGGCGGCATGAGCCTGACCAGCGGCGCGAGCCAGTCCGCGAGCGCGCTGCAAAACAACCTGCAGTCCGCACAGGGGCGGATTCGCACCGACGCCCTGGGCGACATCTTCGGCGGCTTGGCCGACGTCTACACGCGCAGCCGCGAGTCTGCAGCGGACCGCCGCGGCTTCCGCGACGTCTACAACACCCTGTATCAGCCCGGGTTCGGCTACGGCGGTGCTCGATGAGCGCGATCGCTGAGCTTCCCGACGTGCTTGGCGCCATGACGGCACCGGTCAGTCAGCCGTCCCTGGCGGATATCCTGCGCCTGCAGCACCTATGCGCGCAGCTGCCGCAGGAAGAACTGCCCGTACAGCACGTGTTCCTGCCAGGGCAGTACCTGCGGAAGATGATCATGGCGGCCGGCACGCTCGTGGTGGGTAAGCGGCACCGCTTCCGGCACGCGCTCATCGTCTCCGGTCACGTCACCATCCGCACCGCGCAGGGCATGGTGGAGCTGCAGGGCATGCACATCATCGACTCGCCGGCAGGCATGAAGCGCGCGATCTACGCGCACGCGCCGAGCGAGCTGGTAACCGTCCACCTCACGGACGAAACCGATCTGGAGCGGATCGAGGCGCTGGTGATCATGCCCGACGATGAGCCGCTGGAACTGGAGGCACAGCCATGACGTGGGTAGCCACCGCGATCGCCATCGTTGGCGCGGCGACGCAGCAGTACACGCAGCACAAGGCGGACAGCAAGCGTGACGACCGCCTGGCGCAGCAAATCCGCACGCAGGCCGCCAACCAGGACCGGGCCGATGCTGCGGTCAATGAGTTGCTGACCCAGCGAGCAACGAACGACGGCAGCAAGGAGCGCGCTGGAGTCGAGCGTAGCTTCTTGGATCAGGCCCAGGCCGCACAGATGGCGGCCACCAACGGGCTGCGCCAGTCCGGTGCGGTCAGCGACTCTTATCGCACTGCGGCCAACGACGCCGCGCTCGGAATCAGCGACTACGGCAGCACGGCAGCCAACCTGATGGCGCGCATCGACGCACCCCAGCAGATGCGCCGCCGTGAGGCGCTGCAGAGCGGGAACCTTGCCTCGCAGCTCGGGCTGATCGGCCGCCGGGCGAGCAGCGACGACTACCTGGCCCAGCTGCAACTGCAGTCGATCCGTGCGAACCCCTGGCTCTCCGCTGCAGCCCAGGCGGCACAAGGCGTCGCACGCGGCATGTCATCGAGCGGTGGCGCTGCCGGTTCCGGCAACAGTTCGGGTTCGCTCGGCGGCTTCGGCAGCGAGGCGGGCACCTGGTACAAGAATCCACAAGGTTGGGGGCGCTGACATGGCGACGAACGGATGGGCCGCACTTGGCGAGGCTTTCGCCGGCGGCGGGGATCGAAACGACCGGGCCTACCAGCAGGGGCAGGGGCGCGCGGCGCAGCTCGCATCGCTGCTGGCTGGCGCGCAGATCAAGCGCGACGAGGCCATGGCCCGCGAGCAGCTGCAGGAGAGCCTGGCTGGTGCAGGTGTGGCTCCTGAGCAGGCAGGGGTGATCGCCACCGCGTTGCGCGGGGGCTTTGACTTGGCCAAGATCACTGGCTACACGGGTGGCGTACAGGAGCAGGGCTACCGCGACCGGATCGTGGAGAGCGGCCTTGCAGGGAATATGGCCGATGCCGGCGCGTACAGCATGGGGCTCGCCAAGGGCCCGCTGGAGTTGACCAAGATTCTGGATGGCACCGCATACAACCCGTACGCCGAATCCAGCCAGCAGGTTTACACCACACCCGTCGGCCAATCGACTATCGGCCAGCGCAACGCGTCTGCAGCCGCGAGCTACGCCAGCGCCAACAGTTCGAATGCCTCTGCAGCGCGGACCCGCCAGGCTATGTCTCTAGACCGCGCAGACACCATGGGCGGCGGTGGCGGTCGAGCTGGGATGAAGGCGCCCAGCGGCTACCGCTGGCGGCCAGATGGTGGTCTGGAGGCAATTCCTGGTGGCCCGGCCGACAAGGGTCTCGTTGGGGCTGACGGCGGCATGCTGAGCGACCTCAACCCGCGGCAGAAGACCGGTGCGCAAAGCGTGCAGCGGAACCTGCTGTCATATGCAGCTGCGCTGACGGGAACGCCCGAAACCGAGCTGCGCAAGCTGAGCGCAGATGAAATCGCCGCGCTGATGGAGAGGAAGGGGGGCCGCGGCTTCCAGGGCGGTATCGCTCGATTCGCGCGCAATCTCCCGGGCGGCCAGACTCTCGGCGACGTGCTGAACTCCGACGTCCTGTCCTATTCCCAAGGCGCGGGTGCTGGCCTTGCCGCCTACGAGAACCCGAGCGGCCCGATCAGCAACGCGGATCGCGAGACTTCGACGTTGCAAATGCCCACGTACCTTGATCCGGTGCGGGTGCAGGCCAACAAGACCCGCAACTTCCTGCAATCGACCGGCTATCAGCCGACCCCAGCAGAAGCGTTTGGCGGCCCGGGTGCGGGCGTACCCTCCAACAGCCGGATTCAGCCCGGCCCGAGCGTGTCTGCGCCGCCGCCTGGCGCGATTCAGGCGTTGCGGTCCAATCCCGGCCTCGCCGAGCAGTTTGAGGCCAAGTACGGCCCCGGCAGCGCGGCCAACTATCTGGGGCGCTGACCGTGGACAACTTCTTCGACCAGTTCGATTCTGCTGACGCAGAACGCCTTCCAATGCAGATCCCGGCGATGCCTGCTCCAGCAGCCGCGCCTCAGCCGCAGGGGAACTTCTTCGACCAGTTCGATGGGGACCAGGTGCCGGCTACGGAGCCTTCAGTAGCGGGGATGACTCATCCTGATGGCCGCCTCACTGAAGCGGGGTGGGAGGCAGAGCGCCTTGCAGTGGCGAAGCAGCGAGAGCAGGAGATTGCCGACACCGGCTTCCTTGAAAACCTGGTCTCGGGCTACGGCCGCTCGCTGCCCAATCTTTACCAGGGCGGGAAGCAGGCGCTGGTCGATGCACTCGCCGGCAGCACGGGCCTGGGTGCCGATCTCTGGGGTGATGTCGGCGGCCAGACGTTGGCTGATGGCCGCCGAAGCGTTGCGGACTACTTCCGCGGGCTGTCCACCGACCTGCAGCAGGAGACGAATCAAGAGCGCAAGGACAGCCAGGCGCTGACCGGCTCGTGGGGTGGCGTCATCGGTGGTTTCGCTGGCGACGTGGTGAACACCGCGCCTCTACTGCCAGTCGGCGTGGCGGCAAGGGGGGCGACATTGGGCCGAGCGGTCTCGCAGGCCGCTATCGGCGGCGCTGCGCAGGGCGCAATCCAGCCCGTTGCGAAAGATGGAGAGCGGCTAACCAATACGGCCGTGGGCGGAGCGTTTGGCGGCGGGTTGGCTGGTGCGGGTCGAGGCGTAATGGCGGCGGCTGAAAATGTGCTTCCTGCCAACGTCACCGCCCGCGGTATCAATTTCTTCCAGAATCGGTCGAATCAAGAGCCGTTTGCAGCGGAGGGTGAGGCGTTGGCCCGGCGGACTGGCATCGACCTGACGCCTGGCATGGTGAGTGGCAGCCGCGCGCAGACCGGCGCTGAGAATATGGCACGGCAGAGCATCTTCAGTGCCGACACTGCGTTCCAGGCGGATGAGCGGATCGCCAATCAGGCCATCGGCAACGTCAATCGGATCATGGATCGGATCAGTCCTGACGGGGTTTCGCCGCAGGCTATCGGCGATCGCATGCAGCGGACGGTGCGCGAAGCGGTAGAGGGGATTTCCGAGAGCCGGGAGCGCGTTGCGGCTGAGCAGTTCGGCCAGATTCGCCGGATGGTGGGTGACGCGCCGATTGTGGATTACGCGAACACGCGGAACACGCTCCGAGACATCGTGAACGAGTACACCGACGTGGTGGGGGCCGATGCTCGCCGAATCCGCACGCAGGCGCAACGCCTTCTGGATGAAATCAGTGAGCGCGATGGATTCACCCTGGACGCTGCTCGGCGCGCACGTGGCTCATACGGGCGCGCGGCCCGCGGCGGGGAAGACATCTTCAGCAACGTCAATCGTGATGTGAACCGGCGGATCGCCGGGCGTATGTACGAAGCGATGAGCAATGATCTCGATGCTGCTGGAGCAAGGCTTGACGACCTTGCTGGATTTGGCGCAAACCTCCCGGTGCCCGCCGGGACAACGGCGACTCGGCCGAGCGAGATGTTGCGACAAGCGAATGATGACTACCGCCGGCACAGCGACCTTCTCAAGGCGGTGCAGATGAGTCCGCTTCGCCGCTTGCTGGGCGACGAGATCAACGTGGACGACTTCATGACGGTCAACACGCTTCCGCCTGAAACGGTCATTGCCCGCATCGGGAGCATGAAGCCATCGGAGCTAGGCATGGTCCGTGACTTCATGGAGCGCAACTCTCCAGAGACCTGGCAGCAGTACAAGCGCATGATCGTGGAAGACGCCCTGGGAGAGGCTCAGTCGGCGCCAGCATCAGCCGGCGCGAGGACTCTTCCCTTCAACGCCACGGGGTTTGTGCGAGCGCTGGGGGGCGACAAGCCCGATAAAGTGGCTCGGCTGCAGCAGATCTTCGGTGAGGGCGAAATGGCGGAGATCATGGACGCCATGCAGGCTGCGCGCCGGATGGGCGACAAGTTCGGTGCAAACTTCAGCGGCACCGGACCCTACCAGGAAGTCGCGCAGGCGCTCAGGAACTTCAGTGTCCAAGGACTGGCGACCACGGCCGGCACTGCAGCAGGCTTCAACCGGGTGGCGCGCATGATGCTGGATTCGGACGGTCGCAGGGCAGTGATCGAGCTGGCGCGCCTGCCACCCGGGTCGCGCCGCGCAAATGACTTGGCGGCCTACCTGACCGCGACCGCGACGGCGGGTAGTGATGAACCGCTGGAGGTCGAGATCGTTGGTGGCCGGCGCGAGTCGGCGCCGGGTCAGTAGAGGTTGAAGACCAGGACGTAGCCAAGGACGGCTACGACGAAAAGGATGGTCACAGGGACGTACGGCGACAGCTTCATGTGAAGCTTCCACCAGCCGGCGATCGGAAGGGTGATCAGAAGTGCAATGCACGCTAGCGCGCAGGCGATTGCCAGCCCAGCAATGCTGCCAATCAAGAGCTTCCAGCTGAAGCCGTACTGATTGATGCGCACGCCAACCAGAGCTGGGGCCATGAGCACCATGCCGCCCACTATGTACCGGCCAAGTCGCGAGAACTCAGTACGCACGTATCGTCCCACCGTCATCTGCGGCGGAACAGTCGGTGGAGCATTCAAACGTCGGTCGTCGTTCATCATGGTCTACGCTTGGATTTACTTGCTTTCAAGGATCTTTCGCTTCTCGGAGTCGAACTCTTCCTGCGAGAGGGCGCCACTGTCCAGCAACATTTTCAGCTCACGAATATCAGAAAACCTGCTGCTGTCAGAGCTCGTCGATGATGCCCGCTGCTTGGCCAGGATCACGTCTTCTGGCAATCCAGCATCGATGGCAGCGTCGTAGCGGGCAAGGACGTTGTTGGCGACTCGGATAGCGCCAATGTTTCCAATTTCAGCCCGATTCTCGCTGTAGACCGCGCTATAAAACTCGGAGCGCTTGTGTGCGCAGGCGTTCTTGGCCGCGGCAGCGATGGCCGCAACGCTTTCATTCGGTGAGGCAAGCCGGAGTACCGAAGACTTCAGGCAGGCGCTCACTTCACCCGCTATCACCTGCGCCGGCTTACTCGTCTGCACTATCTGCATGGCAGCCCCCTCCCGGCTGCCGAGAGTCTGCCCAACGGCCTCCCAGCCGGTCTGTTGAGCGCCAGCAAGCGCGGGGGAAAGGGCGATCAGCAAGCCTATGGCAAGTCTCATGATGGTTCCTCAGGTCCCTCTGGCGGTCGCCGCATCCTACCACCGGCCAGCCGGCGGCCGCCTTGGGAGGGAAAGGCCCGGTTGCCCGGGCCTTGCTCCCATCACTCCAGGCTTTTCAGCCAGGAATCCATGCCCGCTGCCTGCCTCGCGGCATCGGCCCTGGCCACAGTGGCAGCTGCATCGGTCGCAGCTTTGAGCATCCTGGCGTAGTCAATGTCGTAGGCCTTGGTCGCAATGGCGTGAGCTACTGCGGCCACATAGATGTCGCGGACCAGTACCTGGTCAACACTCACGTCCTGATTTTCGGTCATCCCTGTCTCCTTGGTTGGAGCCCGAATTCTAGCCGGAAGCGCTCCGCGGCCGCCCGAGGCCCATTGATCGCCGCCCCCCGGAAGGCAACGTATCGGCATCCAGCCGAGGTGTGCCATGTCCCAACTTCCTTTGCCCCTGACCCCGTCCCAGACCCTGCGGTCTGTGATCATCCCCGCTCTAGCCGAGCTGGGGGCCAAGTACGACTCTCCGCGCGCACGCGTGCTGCTCCTGGCAATCGCCGGGCAGGAATCGGGACTGAAGTACCGCCGCCAGCAGCCCGGCCCAGCTCGGGGCCTGTGGCAGTTTGAGCAGGGCGGTGGCGTGAAAGGCGTGCTGCGGCACAGCGCCAGCGCTAAAGACGCCACGCGGCTGTCCCTGGCCCATGGGGTGATGCCCACGCCGGCCGCGCTGTATGCCGCGCTCGAGCACGACGACATTCTGGCCGCCGGCATCGCCCGGCTGCTGCTTTGGACCTTGCCGAAGGGGTTGCCGGCGATCGGAGATGAAGATGGCGCCTGGTCGCAGTACATCGACGCCTGGCGCCCGGGAAAGCCACACCGCGACCGCTGGGCGGCCAACTACCGCGCAGCCGTTTCGGCGGTGTCGTGATGGAAGAGACGACCGCGCCTTGGTGGCTCGCCGGTGGCGCCGCCGCCCTGTGGATCGCGCGTGAGTTCATCGGCGCCGTCTTGAGCCGCAAGCAGGACAAGGCGGAATCCGACGGAAGTGTCGCGCTGATCGCAGGCCTGACTGCTCGCGTGGAAGGCCTGGAGGCGAGCCAGATCAAGCTGGGCCAGCAGCTGGCCGACGAGATGAAGCTGCGCATGGCTGCTCAGGAAGAGGCGCACCGATTGCGACTGCGCGTCCTATCGCTGGAGGCATCGCTCCGCGGGCTGGGCGCCGTCATTCCTCCGGAGGTGGCTGGATGAATCGCACCCTGATGGCTGTGCTGGCCCTCGTGGCCTGGTCGGCTGGCATGTTCGGTGCTGGCTGGGCATGGCGCGGCGATCGCGCGGAGGGCGTGGAAGCCCGGCAGCGGGCGGGCGCCAGCGCCGCCCAGGTGGAGCAGGTCAACCAGACCCGCGCCACCGAACACACTCAGGCCGAGGTGATGGCCGCTATCGGAGCGAAGCATGAAGAAGACCGCACCGCGGCCCAGGCCGTCCCTGCTGCTGTTGTTGCTGGTGTGCGCGATGGCTCTCTCCAGCTGCGCGACGACCTCGCAACCTGCGAGACCAGCCGCCTGTCCGAAGCCGTCGCCGGCTCCATCGAACGTGATGCGCACGCCCAACTACGAGCAGAGGTCGCGGCAGCTCTTGTTCAAATCGGCCGCGACGCCGACGACCATGTTCGCGCCTGCCAAGCCGTAGTTACCGAGTACCAGGGAGTCGCGCGGCCGTGAGCAAGGTCAAGCTGCAGGACTCGCTCGGCCGTGTGGTCCAGATCAACGGGAACGCCACGGACGGCGCGACTGTGGGCAAGAACCTGTTCGGCCCCGACGGCCAGGTCCTGCAGATGTCCGATCTCGGCGGCGGCGGTCAGGCCGGCCGTACGCCGTGGGACACGATCGACAACGTACCTCACGCACTACTGGCGATCAGCCTGCTGACCGGCTTCGGCTACCCCGTACAGATCGGCAACGGGGAGTGGCGGCAGCGCACGTTCCAGGCCGGCGGCGGCATCAAGGTGATCAACGGCAACGGCCGGGACGGCGATACGTCCTTCCAGCTGGAACAGGTGGTCGACCTTGGCGACGGCCAGGCCCTGGTCAAAGTCACGATCGACCAATACGGGCGAACGGTGGCGACGGCCTCGGCGAACACCGACGACCTGGCCGAGGGCAGCAGCAACCGCTACTTTACCGACGCCCGGGCGGACGCGCGCGCGGATGCCAGGATCGCCGCGCAGAAGGCCATGGCCAACGGCCTGGCGCCGCTGGGCCCCGGACCGAACCCCAAGATCCCGACGCAGTACCTGCCTGCGCTGGCGATCAGCTCCACCTACGTGGTGAACAGCCAGGCCGCGCAGCTGGCGCTGGTGGTGGAAGAGGGCGACGTTGCTGTCCGCACGGACCAGAACCGCACCTACATCCAGAACGGCGGCACCAGCGGCACGATGGCCGACTGGACGCAGCTGCTGACCCCGGCCGCGCCGGTGCAGTCGGTGAACGGCCAGACCGGCACCGTGGTGCTGACCGCCGCCAATGTCGGCGCCGCACCGACCGCGCCGCCGGCCATGACGCTGGCCGCTGCGAACGCGCTGACAGGCGTGCAGGACTTCCAGGTGGTGGGCATCACCGATCTGAGCGGCGGCCGCGAGCCGTGCTTCTACGACCCGACCGTGGCCACCGGCACGAAGTGGCGCCGCTTCTCTGACCGGAGCATCGCGAACTGATGGCCCTCGATCCGTCCATTTCGATCATCCGTGGGCTGCAGGCCTCGGTGGGCCTCAACGGCCGTACGGTGAGCGTGTCGCCGGGCATGTGCTATCTGCCGGGGCCGATCCGCATGCTGTTCGACGGCACGGCCTCGGTGGACATTCCCACTGGCCAGCCCAACACGTTCTTCCACCTGTACGGCTACGACGGCGGCGGCGGCGTGGGCGCGCTGGAAGCCAGCACCGTGGCACCAGCAGCGCCGTACCTGGGCACAGCCCGCTACAAGACCGGTGACCCGACCCGCCGGTATCTGATCTCCGGCCGCACCAATGCCAGTGGCGTGCTACGGCCTGGCCGACACACCCGGCCGGCTGAAATGGGCAACCGCGTGATGCTGGACGCGGCGAGCGCTGCCGGCTCGGTGCCGATGAACCTGCTGTCGGGCCTCATCGCCACCACGCCGCAGACCATCGACCTGTCGGCCGTGCTGCCGGTGACCGCCACGCGCGCGATCGTGCAGGTGATGAACCCTTCCACGTTCACGCTCTACACCTCGCGGTCGGACGTGGCCGCGCCGTCGCCGACCAACTACCAATACGCCGCCATCGCCGGCAGCTGCCCGGTGCTGGACGTGACCCTGGACGCCAACCGGCAGTTCACCGTGTTGCTCAGCGCTACCAACATTCTCGGCGGGATCATCGCGCTCCTGACCGGCTCCGTATCCATCAACCTGGTCGGCTACGAGTTCGACCGATAGGAGATCCCCATGACGACTCGTTTTCCAGAAGATATCGACGCCTTCGACAACCCGCGGCCGGATAGCAGCCAGTCGGTGGCCCGCACGCACTCGCAGCAGCACGGAGACGCCAACGATGCCGTGGAAGCGATCCAACGAAAGGTTGGTGTCGACGGATCAGAGGATCCTAGTTCCATCGACTACAAGTTGAGGGAGATCAGCGGGGTCACCGACTTGCTTGGAACGGCTGCCTTCCAAGAGACCTCAGCATTTGCAACCAGCGCGCAGGGAGCGTTGGCGGAAAGCGCAACGCAGCCGGCTGATCTGAATGAAGCCACTGCTGGGCTGCAGCAGCAGATCACAGGCCTGATCAACGGTCAGCAGACCCAGGCCATCTACGCCGATACCCTCGCAGCACTCCAGGCCATTACGGGTACGTACGAGGGGCAGGGCGCGTTTGTCATGAACGGCACCGGCGCGGGCACCTACCGCTGGTCCGTCTCTGGCGCAGCGTGGCAGTTTCTGCGGGCCGATACCGTCGGTGCACTCACAAGCGAAGTGAAGCCGCCGATAGCACAGGTCAACCCGTTGACCGATGCCGTCCGCTCGGGCCTTTATGCCGGTATCAACCCGCGCGTGGCCACTGCATTGGTAGCAGCATCAGTCGGATACTCATCGTGGAGCCAGGCGTTTGATGTCGGGACAGACGTGACCGCTGGCGCGACGTTTGACGGGATCCGCGCGCAGTTGCAGACGTCCGCAGGCACCGACCACATCAACGTCGCTGTATGGCGTCGACTGCTATCCAGCACCGCCCAAGATCGCGCAGGTCCTGGCCTTGCCGGCGATGTGCTGTTGGCACGCAAGAACGTGCCTGTGAGCGATCTGAACCTGCTGGAGGGCCTGGCCACCAACGTGTGGCTGCCCTTGCCGGTGACCGTAGCCGAAGTGGGATACACCTACCTGGTAACCGTCGACGCTCGGAGCAGCACCGATGCGTCGGTCGCGCTTGGCATGGGCTATTTCTCCGTCACCGGGTACAGCCAGCGCCGGATGGGCTATTACCTGTCGACGCCGAATGCTGGCTTCTGGAGCAACCTCGGGGCTGGCACGGCGCTTGCTATGAACCTGGGCACTGCCCAGTACGTCAGTTCCGCGAAGCTGGATAACCGGACGTCATCGCTGGAAGACTTCGAAAGTGCCATCAACAGGGCACTGCCTCGATCGCCGCAGAGTGTGGCGACGATCCCCGCCGATTCTGAGTTCAATTTGGCGAGCGGGCGCTACACCTGGGCAATTGGCATGGTCGGTGGCTTGGATGTCGCCGCCGGAATCGAGTCAGACGGTGTGACCGTCCCGTTGATTGTGGACGAAGGAACCACCCGCGTGTTGGTGCAGCTGTACAGTCGGCCGCGGGGCGCAGCTTGGGAAAGCCAGCCGCCAGGAGCAACTGGCGATGTCTTGGTAGGAAGCGTACAAGCCAACGTCGATGATCTCGGCCTGGTGCCCGGTGCGACGGTCATGCAGCCGGTGAATTTCAGTCTGCCGCGCTTTGCAGTTGCTGCCAACACCATGTACTACCTGCTGGTTGAGGCTCAGGACGGTGCAGGCAATCGACTGTTGTCAGCCATCACATACCAGAGCGTGACCGGGCTGGTCACGGACCAGTATCGGAAGTTCTGGCGCAGCGGCCCGACATCCTCCTGGTCCAACGGCGTCACCTCGGTCACCTTCCGGTTGGGCTACAACTTCACCCTTACTGGGTACGACGTGCCAGACCTGTCCTCGCAGGTTCCGGTACGCCTTGGCGACGCCATCGAATCTGCATCTGCCCGGTGGCAGGGCAGTTCGCTGCTGGTGACGGTGGAAGCGACCCGTAGCGGGGGCCGCCGCACCGTTGATTCGACCGTGTCACTGGCTGCGCTCTCGGCCGGAACGGTTGTTGACGAAGCGCTCACCCTTCGACCCGCAGCTGGCGCGGCGAAGACCTGGAGCTACCTGACGGACCGCGTCTCGCACGCGGTCCTCGGGAACGTGGTTGTCAAGGATGCCGCGACCAGTGCCGTGCTTGTCCGGGACACTGATTTCTGGTCGATCCCAGCTCTCGGCTGCTTCTCCCTGCCAGGCACCAGCGGCGCATTCCGAAATGTCCTCGTCGGCTACAGCTGGAAATCCCGCCGCTATGACATGGTGGTCTACACCCCGCTCACTGGTGCCATCTCGGTGATCACGGGGACGGAGCGCGTTCGTGATGCGAGCGAGTTTGTCCCTACTCCAGCCGCAGGGCAGATCGCGCTGTTCGTCATCGATGTAGCGGCTCGGGCGATCATCCCGGTGTGGGATAACGCGCCAGAAGGGGTGAAGCGCCGATCCGTCCAGGAGCTGACCGACGAACAGATCCGCAGCCGATCCATCCTGCGGCCCGTACTCGGCAAACTGCGCCGGGGCGCACCGCTGAGCCTGGTTGCATACGGCGACAGCAACTTCGCGCAGATGGGCGGGGCCTACAGCCTTGCTGCTGTTCGCTCAACGGCCAACACGGTCTTCCACGACCGGACCAAAGACGTGAACGGCCTGCTGCAGGATCCACCCTATGGCGCGGACGTTCTGGCCACTGTCTCGCTGTTCGACACTGGGGACGGTGCCGGGGCCGTGCACACTCGCTTCGGGTTGATCTGGGAGCTGATCCGGGCAATGCAGGCCGGATTCGGATCTACGATCAACTATCGAAACCGCAGCATCCCCGGGACGACGTCGGCCAATGCGACCTACCAGGGGCTCGACAGCGTACGCCTTGCCGCCGCGGTCGCCGACGTGTCTGTGGGGGACCTTGTCATGGTTGGATTCGGACAGAACGAGATGGGCCAAGCGACCACGCGTGCAAACGTGATTTCCATCTGTCAGGCCTTCCAGGCAGTTGGGGCGGTCGTGCTTGTGATGGGCTGCTACCGTCCGAACGCCAATGACCTCAACAGCACGCACACCTACTCGGCGTGGAAGTACACCCAGCGCGCACTTAGGGAAGCCGCGTACGCCTGCGGCGCAGCCTACGTCTCAACGGAGCTGCTGTACGACGATGCTGTGGCGGGAGTTCTTGGTCTTTCGGCGAACGACTACAGCGCTGCAACTTTTGACGTGCACCCCGGCATTCGGGAGCACCGCCTGCTGGGCGCTCAGCTGGCATCGCTGCTGGATTGAACGGGAAGAGGCAGGGTCGACTATGGCTCGACCCTGCCTCATTCGACCTGCAGCAGCAGATCCTCGCGGTTGTTCCGCGGCGTGTTCACCGCGCGGCTGACCCGATAGGCCTCCATCGCCGGTGGCTCGCTGGCCAGCAGCATCGCCATCGCGTCATCGGCCTCGGCCGCCAGCCACTCTTCGGCCTGTCCGGCCGTCAGCCACACCGGCATGCGGTCGTGGATATCGGCCGACACGCCGCTGCTGTCACCGGTGATCACCGTGAAGGTGCCAAGGTTGTCCGGGTCGAGTAGGGGGCTGGTGTCTTCCCACAGGCCGGCGGCCAGCAGCGGCCCGGCCGCGTGGATAAACCACGGATCCTTCTTCCCGTCCTCCGCGTTGACGGACCACTCGTAGTAGCCGGCCATCGGGATCAGGCAGCGGCGCTTTTTGAACGCCGAGCGGAACGCTGGCTTGGTCGCCACGGTCTCGATGCGCGCATTGATGGTCGAGCCCTGCAGCTTCTTGGCCTTGGCCCAGAAGGGGAGCAGACCCCACGAGAGCCGGGTGACCTGCAGGCCGGTACCGCGATCGAGGATCACGGAGGCGCGCTGGGTCGGCGCGAGGTTGTAGCTCTGCGGGATCGACATCAGATCGCCGACCAGCTGGGGGAAGCCGAGGGTGTCAGCGTTTCGGATTGGGGTCTGGACGAATCGGCCGCACATGGCCGAACCATACCCCCTGCCGGCGGCCCAGGCCTTCGCACCGCGTGCACTCCGACGGCCGGAGGCGGCCGATCCCCACAGCTGGCTGGGGGGTCGCCCTGTACCGCCGATGGTCGCGCCCGGGCAATCTGTGCTCGCCGGATCCGGGAGCCGCAGGCAGCTCAGCCCGGGTGCTGGGGCGCCTGAGCAGCGCCCCGCCGGCACTGTCGCAACCTCTGAGACGCCCGGGCGTATCCTGAGGGCATGGACGCCCCAGACAAGCCAGACACCCCCGAACACGAACACCGCCCGGACCCCACCAAGCTGGAGCCGGGCTACAGCCACCTGCTGATGCGCGACACCCGGACCCCTGAGGAAAAGCTGGCCGCCTCGTTGAAGGAGTCGGCCAGGCGCAAGGGGAAGGGGCGGTCGAAGTGGTGGGAGAAGGGCAGCTGAGCGCCAAAAGAAAAGGCCCCGCGTGAGCGAGGCCTGTTCGAATTGCGGAGCGGTTCGTTTATTGCGGAGCGAAAACCACCGCTCGAAAACCCCGCAAACCATTGGTGCCGAAGGTGGGACTCGAACCCACACGCTTTTAAGGGCGGCGGATTTTGAGTCCGCTGCGTCTACCGATTCCGCCACTTCGGCTGGCTGGCCGCGTAGTGTATACAAGATGCGGAGGTTTGTGCAGACCTGAATGCTTAAGTCGGCGTCAGGGTTTCACCTACACAGGACGCTATACTCATCGCGCTGAACCATACAGGGAGTCGTCATGAGCGCGCTGCAGGATCTTCGGGTGCTGGTGGTCGAGAACGACGAAATGAGTGCGGCGCTGCTGCAGATGCAGCTGGCACAGTCCGGCGCCGTGGTGGTGGGGTTGGCCGCGTCGGTGCCGGAGGCACTGCGCCTGCTCGGCGAGACCCGGCCCCAGGTGGTGCTGCTGGATTACCGCCTGGCCAACAACGAGACCAGTGAGGCGGTGGCTGCGGCCCTGGCGGTCCGCCAGATCCCCTTCGTGCTGGCCACCGGCATGGCCACCGAGCATCTGCCCGAGGCCTTCCGCTCGGGCATCATTCTGACCAAGCCCTACCTGACGGCCGAATTGAACGCCGCGCTGGGGCGCGCACGGGCAGGGGACTCGGTTACCGGCTGAGTGGGCGTCACGCCGCTTCGGCGTGCGCCAGTGATACCGGTTCGCGGTCGTCCAGGATCCGGTACAGCGCGGCCAGGTCTGCCGGGTCGGGGTTCAACCAGGCATCGAGATGTTCGCGCCGGATCGGCACGATACAGCGGTCATGGCCGGTGCGCGCCACCTCCGTGGGCGGCTCGTCGGTGATCGCGGCGAACGACAACAGCCGGCCTTCCGGGCCTTCCCATTCCGACCACAGGCAGGCGATCAGCAGATCGCGCGGCGGCTGCGGGCTGAATTGGAGCACGACGTTCTCGGCTTTCTCGCCCGGCGACAGCGGGCGCTGCTCCAGTGCGTGACGCGGCACGTGTTCGTAGAACGACTGCACCACCACCACGCCATGCCGATGGCCGAACGCGGATTTCCAGTACGCCTCCAGGCTGTCGCGGCGCGCGTTGTAGGTGCCGGGATACAACACGTCGTTGCGCGCGGGCTTGTCCGGCAGCCGGCATTGGTAGCGCATCGGCTTGATCACGCGCTGGCCCTGCTCGGACACGATCACCGGCGCATAGACGCCGGGGAAAATGCGGCTGTCGCGCGGCACCAGGCCGGCGCGCTGCAGATCGGACAGGCGCGTCTGCGCACGTTCAATCCGGTTGCCCGCCACGCGTAGTTCATTGCGCGCCTTCTGCGTGGGACGTGCGGCCAGGTGTTCTTCGGCCGCCTTCCGCCGGGCGCTCTGCAGGCGCACCTCCTCATCCAGCGCCTGCATCTCCTCGGCATGCCATTGCTGTATTCGCGCCACGATCTCCTGGCCCTGCGCGGTGCGCGCGCCGGCGAAGCCATCGTCCATCGCCTTGGGCGTTTTCGGGCGTTGCTTGCCGGCGTCGTGGGCATACAGCTGGGCGAACTCGTCCAGGGACAGCATGGCCCCGTACTCACGGACCAGCTTGGTGTAATCGGCGCGGATCTGGGCGGAATAGCACATGGCGACGGAACAGGGTGGGCAGGGGGACAGGATAGGCCGGTGGGTCGCACATGCTGCGAATACGTTCGGGCATGCTGAGCGTCCATTCATTGCCGGACCCGTCTCATGTCGCTGCCTGCTGGTGTTCATTGCATCCCCCTGGCGCCCAGCGTGGAGGAATACCGCGCGCTGCGGGTGCTGGCCGGCCTGAGCCCGAAAACGGCCGAGGCGGCGGCGCGTGGCCTGCCCAACACGGTCTTCGGTGTGAGCCTGCGCGAGGATGACCGGTTGCTGGCGATGGGCCGGCTCATCGGCGACGGCGGCTGCTTCCTGCAGGTGGTGGATATCGCCGTGGTCCCGGACCGCCAGGGGCAGGGCCTGGGCAAGGCGGTGATGGCCGAGCTCGATGCCTGGCTGCACGCGAATGCGCAAGGTGCGTATGTGAGCCTGATCGCCGATGGCCAGGCGCACCGGCTGTATGCGCAGTTCGGTTTCACCGTGACCGCGCCGCGCTCGGTGGGCATGGCGAAGGTGGTGGCGTAG